GCACTCGTAGCGAGAACAACGGTCCCTGCAGCGGAGTACATGACGGCACATTTGTCAGCAATCGTGCCAGCAGCCTTGACATACTTGTAGATGAGGTTGCCCTCGTAACGCAGGGTGTTGAGAGGATGAACCTGCGTGGTGGTAACGTCTGTAACTTTCTGTCCGAACGTGGTCTGTAACGGCATTTGTCAACCCTCCTTGGGGTAGTTAGAGGGCTACTACGGTAGCCCCCCGACCTGTAGGTTTAGGTAACGGGCAACGAAGCCGCAGCAGGTGTACCCAAGAGACCCTGCATACGCCTGTTGTTGCAGATCAGATTTCCCTGAACGACGATCTGGGCAACCCTGTCAAGCTGGTTCGGAATGGGCTTCCACTCCGTCATAAAGAAGTCAGCGTTGGTATCGTACACGAACTCCATGTACCGCTCGTTCAGCAGGTACACCTTCGCATCGGGGGCCGAGGGCGAGAACGTCAGCGCAGCGCCCTTATACTTCAGCGCCTCAAACCCGATGTCACCGAGAGAGGTATCGTACACGCGCAGAATGTTCTGCACGCAGTAGGTCTCGTACCACTCGTAGAACGACTGGTAGCCCATGATGAGCGTGGGATGATCGTTGCCGATGCTGCACGTATTGTAGAGGTTGAGGAGACCCGTCTTGATTTCCGCGATAGTATCTCCGTTACCACCTGTGCAGTCCTTGTACTTGTTCTGCCACCACGTATTCGTGTTGGCGTCGATCCCGCCCAGCGTATCACCGGAGAACGATGCCTTGATGAGTCCCTGCAGACCCATGAAGTCCTTTCCACCGTTACCCGTACCATCGCCAAACGCCATCGTTTCCAGCTTGTCGATCATACTCAGCTCAGCAACCTTGAGCTTCGACTGGACGAGGTTCATCATGGCGTTTTTGCCCTGATTCATCTGATCGTCAGCGTAGTACCGGATCACGTTGGCGATCAGCCATTTCCAGTCATACTTCGCCGTGGTGATGAGTTCGTCATCGACAAGCGTGACAGCGCCACCGCGCCCGATGGTATCGACGGTGGTATTCTTGCCGTACAGCAGTTGGGAACCGATCCACCGACCACCAGTTTCGCCACGTTTCCGCCCTTTGCTGTTCAGCCAGTACCAGAGCGGGGTAGCGTTGAAGATGTTGTCAACAACCTTCGTGCGCATGATCTGCCACGTAGTTGAGTACAGTTGATCTAATTTCTCTGTCAAGTTCTCAGGGGTTGCAGCCATTTCCTATCTCCTGTAGTTAGAGTCCGACTTTCTTGAAAGCTGCTTCAAAGGCAGCGTTAAACTCAGGAGCGACTTTTTCCGTACGGGAAGCCGGTGGTCCCGTAGGTGTCTCTCCTCCCGGCTTACGCACAGGCGGTTTTGCCCCCGATCCTGCCGGGGCCGATGCGCGTCCTGCCTTTGCCAAATGGTACACTTGTTCTGCGTTGAGGGTTGGGTTGCTGTTAGATATGGCGATCATTTCCGGTTTGTAGTCCCAGAAATCAGGAAACTTCGCGGAGACATCGTTGATCTGTGAGCGTACCTTGTCCGTAACCAGAGAGTTCTGAATCGGTATGAACATCTGTTCCTTGACGGTCTCCACCGTAAGATCACGCACAAACGCAGCAAACTCCGCACGGGACATGTTGTTCAACTTCTCCTGAAACGCTGCCTTCTCGTCTGGGCTGTACTCACGTTTCGGACCCGTAGGCTGCTGCTGATTACGCTGCGCGAGAAACGCCTGATACTCCGGTGTCACCACCAACTGCTCGTAGCGTGATACCTTCTCTGATAACTGTTTCAGCTGCTCATCTTTCGGGTCTACGACGGTAGTAGGTGTTTCGGTGGTAAGAGCCTCCGTTGTAGACGCCTCCGGTACTGCACCAGTAGTGGTGGTCGTTTCTTCAGACATCGCTTCCTCCGTTGGGTACGGGCGAGTTATTCATACTCGCTCCGCTGGTTTGGGTTCTTACGCAGCTCGTTCTTAAACTTACGCCAACTGTCAACGTACACAGGCGTGTGACCAAGGTGCGGATGCCAAAGCGGTTTGAACACGTGGCTTTTGCCACCCATCACAACATGCTCCATGAGCGTCCCACATTTTGAGCATTGTATGCTAACCATCGAAGGAGGAACGTCGCACAATTCCTCCTTCTCGTAATGGCAGGTGGGACACTCAAAGTCGTGTAATTTAAGCACTACGTACACTCCCTCCCTGCACACGGCCAGCCGGGGCTGGGCGCGGTTGAGGTTGCGGTTTCATCATCTCAATCTGGGCCTTACCCGCTTCCAGCTTGAGTTGAGACTGTATCTGCATATCTGCTTGCATCTGCTGCATTTTGATGTTCTGCTGCTGTTCTTGCTCTAACTCCTGCGGAGTTTTCATCAACTGTTCGGGGTCCATCCCCTCAAACTTCTCGATTGTCGTCCTACGTAGTGCATCCTGTCGGATGAGTGGATCGCCTTTGAACATCTGAAAGATGGCTACCGCCTGTTGTTTCTCCTGTTCCTTGTTCAACGGTAGCGTGGAATCAGGTACTATGGTTACGTCATACTGACCCCTAATTTTTGCAGCATCGAAGGGAATCCACGGAACTTGCGATTGTAGTGATGTAACCTCAACGAACCTTTGGTCGGTCCAGTTCTGGAATAGTAAAGGATGTATCTTGTTCTGGAACAAGTCTGCCAACAAATCGGCGATAATATCTCTGAGTTCGTCGTCACGCAGCTGATTGTTGGATCGCACGGTCTTGATTTCTTCTGCCGTTCGCCGGGATTGCTCAAACTCACCTCCCTGATTTCGGTTGAAACCGATAATCACCTTCAGGTCAGCGAAAATATCCTCTGCGTTCTTGAAAAAGTCGCGTGAGATGCTAGATGTGAAGGAGTGTGCAGCCTTTGCAGGGTCTCCGTTGGCAAGGACGATGCCCCCGATTGTCCCATTTTCGATCTTCGCTACCTCTTCCGGTGGCAGCATCGACTTGTCAAGGATGATCTTGAGGTTATTTATCTTACGATGCCACATTTCCTGCGTTCTGGTCTCGCAATACTCTGCAACCTGCGGGGCTATCGCGTCTACGTGCGAAATTCCCCAGAAATCGTCCCCATCAGGGTTAAATTGCAGTATTTCCACGGGTAAACCCGTCATTTCCAGCTCATGTTCCTCATCCCGAAGGAACGAATCGTGTCCGTCAGCTACGACACGGATGGTTCCGTCGCGTTTATCCCAGATTTCCCAACATTCAACGTAGTCATCGTCCGGTTGACCACCCGTTTGACGGTATTCTGATGGTATTTCCATGCCCTCACCGTCGATTTTCAAGGTCGCGTTGGGGCGCAGGTCTTTCTTATTCTTGTAAACGGGCGAGAGTTTGACCTCATCGAGCCGTTTTACGAACTTGAACGCACACCACGGAGCTTCGCCAATGGTTTTCGTGCCTACGGGTACAACAAAGTCCTTGGGTGATACACGAAGAACCCACGGTTGATCGGGTTTTACGAGTTCGTGGTACGAGTATTTGTAGTATTTGTCCATTTCTTCTTCATCACGCTCAGGAAGTGTTGCAGGTTCTCCCGTCATTTCTGATACGGCCTGCAACACCTCCTGAGTCTCAGCGGATGGGCCGACTGAGAACTCCGAAAAAACTGAATGATACCCTACCTTGAGTATGCCGACGTTGTAGAGTAGGGAGTCGAGTGTCGCCAGTTTGAGGGTTTTCTTCAGCCCCATCTGGGTAATTAGGTACGTATCTGCAGACTCTAGGATTTTCGCAGCAGCCATACGGCGTTGGTATTCCTGCGGTATTCCCGGTCTGGGACGCACCATCACCTTCGGGGCCTTGAAATACACCTGCGGTATGAGCGAACGACAAATCCCAAAGACGATGTTGACCGGGATTAAACCCTTGTCGTATTCACCTTTGAACCACTTGTAGTTACGCTCCCAGCGTTTCTCGCGCTCCTTGGCTGCACGTTGGCGTAGCCCTAGCCGAATATCGTTTATCCAGTCTTGCGGAGTCGTGTTTTTCACGTTACTTCACGCCACCCTTCGACTTCCCGTTGTACGTACCGTCTTGGTTGGTTTTCTGCACCGGGGATTCGATAGGCCCCCAACCAGCCTTTCCACCACCGTTGCTGCCCTTAATCTCTGACATTAGATACCACCTCCTTGTTGCCGCATGAGCGACTGTTTGGTTGCTATGTTACCTATGCGCGGTTTCTTGACGGGTCGTGCAGCAGCAAGCCCCTGCGCGAGTTGCGACATGTTACCACCGCCAACACCGCCACCGACTTTTGCGGGACCGCCTTTGGGCATCTTGGATACGCCCACAGCTTTCGCCTTCGCTCCCGGTGGCCTTTTCATTACACCCTCCCTTTTTCGATTCCGTCTACTAAATCAAAGGCAAAACCTCTGGTAATAAAAAGAAGGATCAATGTAACCGTAGCTCGTTGTGGTTGAAGTGGCGGAACGGAGACCGCTTACCGTAGGTACGGTTCTTGTTGATCGCGTGTTCGATGCTGTCAAACGACAGGGGATCGGGATACCCCACCACCTGCCGTAAGGGTTCGTGCGGGCTACGCTGCATCTGTACCGCATACGCTAAAGCATCCAGCGCATCGTCGTGCTTCGCCAATGGGAATAGGCGGTATTCATGCAGAAGTTCACCAAAATCCCTGCGTACGAAAATTGCCCCGTTACTGAAATAGGGCTGCAGCGATAGTATACGGAGCTGCTTGTTGGCAACCTTGCTGGCCTTCAGTTCGGTTATGTGAAAGTATGTGTTGCTACGTTTCATCTCAGCACGGATGGGGAACAGGAGGGCGCGTTGGAAAGCGTTAGTCTCTATCCCCACCGCAGTAGGGTTGTAGGTTTCAACGACTCGAAATACCTCATAGATGAACTCGTCAACCCCGAGACGGTCACACACAACGTCAACGATAAAGATGTCGCCGTCTGGGTTGATGGCAATAGTGATGATGGCGGTGTAGTCGCCGTCGCGGGCGATCCCCCCACCAGCCTTGAATACAGATGCGGCAGGGTCACATGCAGTATAGAACGCATAGGTTCCCTCTGGCAGCGTATCATAAAACTTGAGCCACCCTTCCTCAAACTTACGGGAGGTATCCTGCGTGGGATCGTTTAGGTACTGGCAACTATACTTGTACGTCCCCATAACAGCGAGGAGGCGGTCTAGTTCCTGAAGGGTAAATTCTTCAGGGAAGATGGGTACGCCCCCCTCCACAGCCGAGCGTACGTAACGGGCGCGTCCAGGTTCCGTATCCATCACATGTGAGATAAGATCGAAGAAAGCCCAGCGCGTACCAATAACAATATCCCTACCCTTGGCGGGGGAGATAAACAGCGACTCCTTATACTGATGCCAGTCTATAACTTTGTCCATCTGTTCCTTGTTTACAAGGTGATCGTCATTCACCAAGTCATCTTCGATGATGAAATCATAGTGCCGCGAAACCGCCGTTCCTCCCGCACCAATAGCCTCATAAGTTCCTTCGGGCCAATCTCCCTTTCGGTTGATAACTGCACACGAATCATTCCATCGTACTTTAGAGAAATCGGGTACGAGTTCGGGGAAGAGCCAACGTAGCATTTCGCATCGCTCCCATTTGGCCCGTATGACCGACATGATTTTCTGTGCGTTCGTAGAAGTTGCGGAAGCGATAAGGATACGGATGTCTGGATTACGAACCGACAACCACAAGGGATATGAGATACTGCTAAGCGTTGTTTTGTAATGACCGCGAGGGAGTACGAGTAGCTTACGTTGTTCCTCTGTTTCCAGAAACTCACACACTTCCAGATGGAGGTTAGTAAGTTTGTCAAACCCGAGTACACCTTTGGCGAAGAAGTAAAGAGAGCCAAGGGCCTTCTCCCGTAGCTCAAGTCGGAGTGTCTCACGCTTATCGCCCACCGTCATCGTGAGGACTCCCTGTGCCTAACCTCATCCAACGCACGTAATGCGTTAGCTATGATGTCGTCCCCGATGTTGACCTGAACCACCGCCCCAATCTTCTGCTTCGGCAGCGCCTCATTCAACAGACGTTCGTTGGCATTTAGTCTAATAGCTTCGGAGGCAGCGTTGTTGGCGAGTTCGATGATGTTGTCGAGGGCTTGCTGAGCAGCGTAGGCAATTCTATCTTGTAACTCTTCCGTAAGCTGTTGGCGGTCTTTCTTCTGCGAGAGAACGAGCATCCGCCCACGGGGAGAGTGAAATACCCTAGATACGTAATCTATCGACCTGCCCAGCATACGGGCAATTTTGGTGAGGGTGAGACCATCAAAATAGAGTTGAACGATCAGGTCAACCTCTGCGTCGGCGCGTGCGTATACGCCAGCCTTGTTACGTTCCCGTGTGGATCGGCGACCCCCCACCCGACCAAAAACATCTTGTTTTACATAGGCATCGGTGGTGGCGGGGGTAGCGTCCAGAGTACGCTGGATGCGTTGGTTCGGCGTGGTCTCTGGCAGGGTGGGGGGTAGGGTACTCATGACGGGGAGAGGATACCACATCCCTGTAAGGATGTCAAGCGTAAAAATCAATCCCCCGCCGAAACTCATCGTTTTTTCCCCCCGGCAACGGCAGGTTGACGTTGGGTAAAAATTGTGGGTGGAAAACTGGGAAACGTTTTTAGGTTTTGGCGGATACGTTGGGGGGTGGTGGGCCTATCGCTAACAGTTACTATTACTACGTGCTGGCCGGCGGGCGTAATGGCTCCTGTTAGCGTTAGCGCGTGCGGGTGTGTATGCTTGAAACTTTTTCCCCTACGCTGCATCTAATAGGTGAGAGCGTAAATAACGCTTGCGTATCCGGGCGGATACGATGTGGGCTACTACCTACAGCCACGCTTGTGTATCCTAACGCCATCGGTGCCGATGCAAAAGATAGTACCCTGTTTAGTGTCCTTGAACGGTGCGCTGATCGGGTGACGTATACAGGAGAGTGTGCAATGTTATCTTTCCAGTTCAACGACAAGACGGTCATCGTATCCGATAAGGAACGGGATGGGTTGAAAAACCGCCTCGCAGCGGGCGCTCAGTATGACGTTCTCACAGATCGTGAGAAGCGTATGGCGATCGAACTGTGTCGCTCCAGGTGCGTGTCCGAACTGCGCACCAAACTGATCCGCAACGCTGAGTCCGAGCGCAACGCTGCGTACGCTCCCGGCTGGCAGAGCGGAAAGACGCCCGACGAAGTTGTGGCGTACATCAAAGCGGTGGATGAGAAGTACGCTGAGGAGATCGCACGCATCAGCAACGGCGAGTAACCATCGGGTATAACCTACTTTAGCCCGTACAGCGTACCGTTCAGGGACACGCAGGGAGACACGCCATGCCTGCACCCTACAACGGTAAGTCGCAAGAGCAGATTACGATAGCGCAACATATCCTGTACATAGCGTCCGAAGCGTTTAACCTGATCGAGCAAGGTGATC